GCTCAAATAGCGAGTATTACATACTCTCTTGAATGTATCTATGAAGATGCATAAATAAAAAAACAAGGCGAAGCCAAGGAGGCCAAAGGCCGGCGATCCAGACGCGCCTTGGCCCTAAAAGGGCGCGTCGTGTAGGGTAAGGAGCCGGAGGCGGAACGCCCGGAACCTATTTAGGTTTACTTTTTTTACTGTTCATTTCGTATTCTGCTAAATGACCTGCCACTATTGTCCACAGTTTCCATCTGTCTGCCGTGAGTTTTTCTAATTCAGGTAAATTATTAGAAAATACCCATATACACGGCGAATTAAAGACTTTAGTTCGACTTTCGTATTTTGTAGATGTAATTAGACCGTCTTTTAGACTTTCTAATGCTTTATAGGATATCATACCTTGATCATCCGCATCTCTTGGAATGTTAAAGAATATTAACGTATTATCGTTTAGATCGAAGTGTTGTTCTTCTTCACAGTTGGCTAGTACACATGCTATATCTTTATACGCTCCGCCCGTAATGATCATAGTTTGGTTGTATTTAGTCCATATATATTTACAAAATTGAGTTTTGCCACTGCAACCATCTAGATCGTAGATCCAATTTATTGTACGATCGTTTCCATGGGCGAATTCTAAGTCTATATATTCTATTACATTTTCTTGCCAGGGTCTAAGTTTTTCGATAACTTTAAGTTTCTTTTTAACTACTTGACCGTAAGAGAATGTCATCCGCTCCAATTCTCCGTTGGCGTCCTTTGAACAGTATTTGAAATTTTGGTCTAAATTGCCTTTAGCTTTTGCCCAATGTATTTCTTTTATACCGAATACATTAACTGGTCTTGACTTTGTTTTGAATTCAATATAACCTTGTAAGTGTGGCGTACCGGATTCTCCAATTTCTTTGTTAAAGAATCCTACCCTACAATGCAGTTCTATGGAACTTTGGATCTTTTGGATCCATTCATCAGTATAATTGTTCAAGGTGAAACACCAAGCTATAGCAGGAGAAACTTGTTTTTTACTAATATTGGAGCGGGGGGAGGAGATAGTATTACCCTCCCCCTCGGAACTGTTGGAACTATTTTTTGCCATCTAAAGTGTTTTTAGAGAAAAAAAATCTCTAGTTTAAATGTATATGAAAACTTACAAGCCTAGAAGAAAGAGTTATAGAAAGAAGACTACTACTAAGTCTTACAAAAAGTGTGTGACAGCTTCGCATGTCAAGACCCTTATAAAGTCACAACTGTCACGTCAAATTGAAAATAAGTATCGTGATGTTTTGAATATGGGTCGTGTTTTAGTTAGTCCTACTAACACTTCATACTTTGATGATAATAACGTCATAACAGTGTCACCGGCATCTGTTGATGGTGTTGTTCCTTCCTTGAGTATACTACAAGGAACCACTGGATCTTCCAGAATTGGAGATCGTATAAAAATAAGGAACTTATATTTTCGTGGTACATTAACTCCTTTGGGTTATCAGTCTACGACTAACCCTACTTGCAAGCCTTTGCAGGTTAAGATGTTCCTGTTTTATAATAAACAGACACCTACCTCAAAGCCAATGGTCCAAGCTTCATCGGATTTCTTCCGATTTAATAATACTACTCAAATCATAAATGATGATTTAGCTAGTATGTGGGCACCTGTTAATGATGACAAATATCGGGTTGTTTACACCCGCATGTTTAAGCTTGGTCTTGCAAATACATTACTTAATAGTAGTGGAACCTTAGGTCCTGTTAATTATGTAAATAATGACTTTAAATACAATTGTAATTTTAAAGTAGATGTTGCTAAATATCTTCCTAAGGTTGTACGCTATAATGATAATAATAGTGATCCTACGTCTCGTGGCTTGTATGCTATGTTCGTACCAGTGGCTGCTGATGGCACCGGACTCGGTGCCTCTGCTCAAATAGCGAGTATTACATACTCTCTTGAATGTATCTATGAAGATGCATAAATAAAAAAACAAGGCGAAGCCAAGGAGGCCAAAGGCCGGCGATCCAGACGCGCCTTGGCCCTAAAAG